TAGTGAGGTTTTCATATGAAACAAAATTTTTCCCTAAGTTTGAGTTTCTTCCTGCCGGTTCAATCGAATGGACTAAACACGCAGATATGCTTAGTAAAGAACAGAGAGACAGCATAGAAAGATGTTCCCAGCGATTGCGATATGAAGACAAAGATCGGATTGATTATTTCGCTAAGCTAAAAGAAACGAGTATCAAATCACATAAATCATGAGCAATGAGAACAGCAACATTGAAAGAGCCATATAAAGGCTATAGAAACATAATTCTAATTGAATATTGGCCGAACATGCATAAATGGGAAGTCGAGATTTGTGGAAGTGGTAAACATATTTTTGTATATGAAGACGAATTTGAGGAGGATTAAGCCATGACATACGAAGATTTGAAAGAAGAAGATGTTAATAAAATGCGGAATCTTAATCGCAAGAATCACTACTGTCTATCTTGTACAGAATTGGAATCACTTGCCAAGAAACATCAAAACCATCGCAAAATTGGTGATGAATATACCTGTTTACTTATAGAATATCGATTAACTGATATAAATTTCCACACCGAAGCGTCATTGTTACACGCTGGAGAATATGAAAAAGTCATAGAAATAATAAAAACGTGGTAGTTTAGACAATTTTAGCACTAAAAGTGCATGAATTTCATATACTTTTTATATATTTACACCGTAAAAAGAACAAAAAAATGAAGATTTTTACATCGTATTTCGGTAATATCCGAAAACTGAAAGAGGCAGAAGTTAATATGATTTGCGTAGCAATCGGAAAACCCAGATTTATAGCTGGTATTCCACAAATGCTGAATGTTTGCCCGACTCGTTATATGGTAAGTGGACCTTGTTCCCACGATGAATACCTAAAACTTTACGACAGAATATTGGCAAGCCAAGATGCGAACCAAGTCGTGAAACAAATTGAAATGTTAAGCGGAGGTAAAGACGTTGCTCTCTGCTGTTACGAAAAACCGGGTGATTTCTGCCATCGCCATATTTTGGCAAAATGGATCACAGAAAATACTGGTATTGAAATCACAGAATTTGGAGTTGTTGAGAAGAAAGAGCCCAATTATGAACAAGCGAGTTTGTTTTGAAAATAATGCCAACCATCAATAGCGTTTGATGGGATGCTGTCAGATTTGCCAAGCAAGCGGTGGTTTGACAGCATTGGTTTGGTTGAATGGCGAAGTGATTAACGCAACGGTCTGCAAAACCGTTATTCGTGGGTTTGAATCCCACTTCAACCTCAGAGATAAGAAATAACGACCAAAGTACAAGGAAGGGCAGTGAAAATTCTGATAAACGGTTTACAGGCTGCCCATATTGCGGGAATAGCTCATCGGTCAGAGCGTTGGCATTCCAGCCAAAGAGTGGGGTTCGATTCCCTGTTTCCGCTCAACCCTTAGTAGCGATAAGCAAAAGCAAGAACATTAAAACTTGTGCAGTTTACGGGGTGATAGAAATTGCTATCTGACACGACTGAAAGAAGCCGAAGAATTGCATAAGTGTTCTTGTAAGTAGCTTGAAGAATGATTGAATTTGTGTTTAAGTCTGCCGGGAATACGCTCGGCAGATTTAACACAAAATGTATATGAAGTTATATACAACTCAGTAAATGTTTACAGGAACGACACCACCAGAAGTTAAATTGCTCCTTCAAGATTTGATGAGAGGAGTAAAAGGGAAAGATGTTTTTATCGGATGTTCAGGAAACTACACCACGGATAAAATCATGTCAGCGATGGGTTATACTGTACATTCAAACGATGTAAGCCTATATTCTAAATTGATAGCGGATTTACTGCTTGATACTAGCACAGAAGTAGAGTGTATTAATCCTGAATTAAAAAACGTTTTTGATACATGGGAAGAAACCAAATACAAAAAACTTGTTCAGGTTATGTTCGCTTTAAAAGTAGCGCAATTCCATCAACGTAAGAATGATTATCAAGAAGAAATGTTCAACGCATTCATTGAACAATCTAAGATTTATTATGATAATACTATCAAGAAGCTAGAGAAAGGTGCGTTAGATTTTTCCATTCAAAGTTTTTACTACGGGGATTTTTTGGACTTCCTAAAAATGAAAAGAGGTAAAGGTGTGGGAATTAGTTTTCCACCGACTTACAAAGGGGGATATGAAAAATTATTTAGTTATGTCGAAGAAAGTTTTAAATATGAACATGCCCCCTATAATATATTCGATCCCAAAGAAGGAGGAGCTGTTTTTAAGGAACTGTTAGATAACGATGAAAATATCATTTATTCAGACAGATACTTTAATATATTGGAAGGGTACTTGGTCGGGAAAATAAGGCTTGGTTCAAATAAAAATCCTCTATTTGCTTATTCAAGCCTACAAACGAATAACCATTATTACATTGAGCGAGATAAATGCGTAAAGCCTTCCCATATCCATATACTTCCGGTAGATTATCAATTTACAACCGACACAGTAATTACAGTTCGCCCATGTGCCGTTAATGACGTGAACTATTATAAGGCATTCTACATGGCAAACAAGGTCAATTACACAACAGGCGGAGATTTTGGACTTGTGTTCATGGCAGACGGTATGGCTTTTGGGTTTACATCATTCAGCAAGCAGTTATCCACATTGTCGCAGATATTTATGCAAAGCGATTTTGTGGTTAATTCTGAGACCCAGCGTTTGAGCAAATTGCTTATCATGCTGGTGAAATCCCACGATGTCCGGAGGTTGATAGCACGGAAGATGTATAATTATTATGATGGAGTGAAGACTACTGTATATACCACCAGTCCGGTATCGATGAAATACAGGGGTGTGTTCAACCTTGAGCGGAGAGATGAAGGTAAATTGATATATTCTTCCATCTTTACAGAGAAATCATTAAACGAACTATATGCGCTATGGATAAGAAAGTACAAGAAGTAAAAGACGTGCATATCATTCAGGAGAAATTAGATGAAGTGAACAATTTGATTGCTCCATATCAACTGGCATATGTCAGTCCAACCGAAGATTGTATCCCATTGGAAAAAAACGCCCATTATATGGAAAAGCAGACGCTTGACCGATTAACTACTAATGTGGCAGAAGATGGCTTTCTTTCTCAATTACCGTTTGCAATGAAACGGAATGACGGTAAATATCTTATTTTGTCTGGAAATCATCGGTTAAAAGCGAGTATCAAAGCGAAACTTGAGCATATCCTTATCCTCTATATTGACGAGGTGGATAAAGACAAACAGATTGCTTATACATTATCACATAATGCTTTGGTAGGTAAGGATGACATGCAAATGCTTAAAGAAATATATTCGGAAATGCGTAGCATAGAATCACGAGAATATTCAGGATTAAACGGTATAAAGTTCATGGATACAGATAAAATACCAACTGTATCTATTAACGATGGGGATATTGAACTTACTGAAATGAAATTCTTGTTTACTGAAAGTAGGAGCAATAATGTCAAAAATGTGCTTGCAGAACTAGAAAAGCAGAAATTATCAGAAAATTGTTCTATCGTCGTTGGCTCTTATGAAGCTTTTATTAAAGTGGTTACCGAAGTGAAGAAGAAATATAATATTAAGAGCAATACAGTCGCATTTGCACGAATGGTAGATATTTGTGAAACATATCTTAAGGATTTGGAAGAAAAGGAGGAATAGTATGCCGAGAAGAGGTAGACCAAAAGATAAGTTGTCATTGTATGATAAATACATCAAAGGCAAGGAAGAGATTATAAAATCTGACTGTCGAAACGGCGCAGATAATAAAGGGATTTGTAAACGATTGGGGATTGGGCTTACTACTTATAAAAGAATCCTTTCCAAATACCCAGAAGTACGCGAGCTACTTAAGGAGAGCCGGCATGAAGCTGACTTAAAGGTAGAAAGTGCATTGTATAAACGAGCCATCGGATATGATTACGAAGAAACAGTTACAGAAGTCAGGGTTGCTGAAGATGGGTCAGCGCAAACGACTGTTGTCAAAAAAACAAAGAAGCACGTTGCAGGAGATACTACTGCTCAAATATTTTGGCTTAAAAATAGAAAGCCTGATATATGGAGAGACAAGCAAGATGTAAACGTAAACAATGACGAATGGGTAGATGCTTTGAAATCTCTTACAGGTTCATATAAGAATGACAACAAGCGAGGAAAAGAAGAAAATAATAAATGAAGCAATACATTATTGGTCTAAAGATTGGAACAGGTTTATACGTGATGCGCTTTGTGCAAATCTTGACAGAGAGCAACAAGCTATCATTGAGTCCGTACAGCACAATCCTATGACCGCTGTGGCATCAGGTACGGCAAGAGGGAAAGATTTTGTCGCTGCTTGTGCTGCATTATGCTTTATGTATCTTACCCCTCGTTTTGACATGAATGGCGTTTTGTCTGAGAATACAAAGGTCGCATTAACCGCCCCATCTGGAAGGCAAGTAAAAAACATCATGACACCAGAAGTTAGGAGGCTTGTACGTTCAGCAAGGGCAAAGTTCCCATTTTGTTGCCCGGGAAGATTAGTATCAGACGATATAAGGACAAATTATGAAGAATGGTTTTTAACGGGGTTCAAAGCAGATGATAATGCTACTGAAGTTTGGTCTGGTTTTCATGCGGCAAATGTTATGTTTGTTGTTACAGAAGCCTCTGGTATATCAGAAACCATATACAATGCTATTGAAGGTAACTTACAGGGAAATTCCCGTTTACTCATCGTATTTAATCCTAACATAACTACGGGTTATGCCGCACGAGCCATGAAATCCAATCGATTTGCGAAATTCCGGTTAAACTCACTCAATGCAGAGAATGTAGTCAAAAGGAAATTAGTCATTCCCGGTCAAGTAGATTATGAATGGGTAAAAGATAAAGTGATAAATTGGTGTTCTCCCATTCAGAAGGCAGATTTTAATGAAGGAGAAGGTGATTTTAAGTGGGAAGATGGTCTATACCGACCTAATGACCTTTTTCGTGTCAAGGTACTTGGTATGTTTCCAAAAGTCTCCGAAGATGTACTTATTCCGTATGAATGGATAGAGATTGCAAATGATAATTGGAATCGTTTACAAGAAGAAGGTTTTACACCGTCTAAATCATGTAAGATTGGTTCTGATGTTGCTGGTATGGGTCGAGATGAAAGTGTACTTTGCCCTCGATACGGAAACTATGTCCCTAAATTTGAAATTCACCAATCTGCTGGAAAAGCGGATCACATGCATGTCGCAGGAATGCACATCATATATCTTTCTGACAAAAAATCCAAAGCGTACATCGATACAATAGGAGAAGGAGCTGGAGTATATTCTCGACTGGAAGAACTCGGATATAGGAATGTTTATTCTTGCAAGTATTCCGAGAGTGCAAAAGGCTTGCATGACCTTACCGGACAATATGAATTTGCCAATATGCGAGCTTACTGCTATTGGTCTTTACGTGATTGGCTTAACCCTAAGAACGGTTTTGGGGCGGCTATTCCCCCTTGTGATAAACTCATGGAGGAAGCAACCGAAACACACTGGAAGTTCCAAAGCGATGGACGGATTATAATTGAACCGAAAGAAGAAATCAAGAAACGTATCAAACGTTCGCCAGACTATATGGATGCACTTGCTAATACATTTTATCCATTTGACTATGATTTTATTAGTGACGAAGAATTACTAAAAGACTTTTTATGATCGCTATAAACCTCTATCTTTGCATCGAAGACTGTCTTATTATTTATTAATAATTGCAGTTTTCATTGCTCTTATGTACGCCGGCTTGTGAAAGTCGGCGTTTTTGATATTACAATATCCAAGTTACCAAAAGTTAAACTCCTGATTATGAGCAAAATAAGGCTGTAAATATTTGGTTAACTCGCTGATAATGAGTATCTTTACAATACTAAAACAAACAACATTACTAACAATTAAAAGACAAGAACGATGAAAGTAACAGAAATAATGGTAGGTTTGAGATACAGAATTTCGGGTGATTTACAAAATGGGAATTATGTAACGCACGATGATGTAGTGCGAAAAATAACACGCATTACCGATACACATGTGATATGCGAATGTGGTCGCAGATTTATAATTAATAGTAATCTAAATATTGAAAAATTCTAAGTTTAACCGACAGGGCGAAAGCCCTATATAACACATAAGAGCAATGAATAGAATACAACAAATGACAGCTGAATTGAGTCAGATACTACACTCTGACACCTACCAGTTCGAAATCGATACCGAAGATTATGTTTTCGGATTCAAGAAAACCATAAGAAAGCGTACTAAAAATTTAGCAAAAGCTATTCAATTACAAGTTAAGCTAGCTAATGACTGCGGGCGTTTCCTATCCGATACAGTTAGAATAGTAGCCGTGAGAATATATAGGAACGGTGAGTTAAGAAAAGAACTCCGTGCAGAAGAAATAACATCAACGTATAACGGATAAAATATATAGCGATGAAAGCAAATAAAATCGTGTTCCTATACTATCCTTGTATGGTAATTGTATGTGAATCAATGGAGAATCCTAATTCCACAGACCCAGAAACAAACGATTTGAGGGAATATGCTAGAATAGTGAGGTTTTCATATGAAACAAAATTTTTCCCTAAGTTTGAGTTTCTTCCTGCCGGTTCAATCGAATGGACTAAACACGCAGATATGCTTAGTAAAG